ATAAAGTACAGATTGCTGTAGTCTCTTCGTCTGTATATTGGTAAATCTCATTACATAAATTTGACTGTTTAATTACCCCAATGTTTTGATGGTTAGTCTTCTTATTTGCGCTGTCTTTAGAACATAAATAAGGTACCCCTGTTTCAACTTGAGACTCTATAATTTTAGACCAAATTTCTTGAGCTTTAACTTTTCTACCAATACCAGCGTTAACCGCTTTTTGATAGTTTTCTTCGTACTCATCACCATAACATTCTTGTAATGGTTTGATACCTGCTTTAATAATTTCATTAGGACAGAACAAGTACCAATCTTCATTACTCTTAACCGCTCTCATAAAATTATCAGGAATCCACAATGCTGTAAATAAGTCTCTTGCTCTCATTTCTTCAGCTCCCGTGTTCTTTTTAATTTCTAAAAGGTCCACAATATCTCTGTGCCACGGTTCCAAGTAAATTGCCGCACTACCAGGTCTTCTTCCTTGTTGATTAAAAAACCTTAATGATTCGTTGACGATTTTTAAATACTTAAGTAGTCCACCTGCAAATCCTCCAGATGTTTTAATTCTACTTTCTTTACTTCGAATATTAGACATTGATAACCCAATACCCGCAGCGTCTGAAGAATACGTTGATATGTCGTTTAATGTTTTTAATAACCCTTCTCTTGAATCGGAATTATTGTAGTGTAATACACACGACGCTAATTGAGGTACTCTTGTACCAGCATTAATCATGATTGGTGTTGCCTTTGAAATACGTTGATTTGATAATGAAACATAATATTCCACTGCCTCTTCGAATGTATTTGTAACCCATAGAGCAACTCTCATATACATATGTTGTGGTCTTTCGATTACCTTCCCTTCAGGAGTTTTTAACAAATACATTTCCTGTAATGACCTCCAAGCAAAATAATCAAAATTATAATCAGCATCATGATTGATGAATTGGTCAATATTATTAGAACCATATCTTTCGATTATTTCCATTAACTCATCATGAACCACACCATTATTGTGTAACACACTCATTGTACTTGAAAAACTTGGGTCAGTTTCTTTGTGGTATGAAGATATTGCAACTGAAGACGCTAAACGAGAATAGTCATGATGACTACCTGTATATGAGGCAGCAATTTCATAAATAAGTTTATCCAATTCTTTAGTTGTAATTATACCTTCGGTTGGTACTGACGTTATAACTTTAATGAATATCTCGTCCGCATTAACTGTTAATCCTTTAGCAGCTCTTTTAACCCTATTATATATTTTTTGTGGATTAAAGGACATATCCTCTCCACCTCTTTTTTTAATTTTTAGTGACATCATATAATTTAAAATAGTAAATTAGAAATCAGAATCAAACGATATTGTTTCATTTAGTTTAGCTTTTTGGTATTCCATTGTTCTTGATTCAAAAAAGTTTCCTTTTGTCTCAACAGCAATTTGTTCCATAAATTTAAATGGTTGTTCAACATTAAATTCTTTTTTACAACCAAATTTAACTAATAATCCGTCGGTTACAAATTCAAGATATTGTTTCATTAAATTTGAGTTCATACCAATTAACGAAACAGGTAAAGATTCTGTGATGAATTCTTTTTCGATTTCAAGTGCGGATAATAAGATTTCTCTAATTCTTTTTTCTGTTGGTTTTTCTTCCAAGTGATTATTAACTAAATGAATTGCAAAATCACAGTGTAAGTTTTCATCTTTAAAGATTAAAGAATTTGCATTACATAACCCTTGCATAATTCCTCTTGATTTCAACCAAAAGATTGAACAGAATGAACCTGAAAAGAATATACCCTCAACTGCCGCAAACGCAACTAGTCTTTCTTGGAAAGACGCGTTTTCAATCCAATCAAGAGCCCATTTGGCTTTCTTTTGAACCGCAGGTAAGTTATCTAACGCAGTAAAACATAATTGTTTTTCTTTATCATCTGAGATATATGTATCGATTAACAGAGAATACATTAGACTATGTATGTTTTCTGCCATCAGTTGGAATCCGTAGAAGAATTTCGCCTCAGGGTATTGAACCTCCTTTAAGAAATTTTCTGCAAGATTTTCATTAACAATACCATCCGAAGCCGCGAAGAACGATAAGATGTTCTTAACGAAGTATTGTTCGTTTTCAGTAAGATTATTCCAATCTCTGATGTCATTACTTAAATCAACCTCTTCAGCTGTCCAAAACGCAGCTTGATGTTGTTTATAATATTCCCAAATGTCATCGTGTTCAATTGGAAAGATGACGAATCTATTAGGATTCTCTACTAAAATTTTTTCCATAATTATTTTTTGTTTTTTTGTATTAAGATTGTTGTTTTTGTTCTTCTTTTTGTTTTCGTTTCTCCATCAACTCTTTAACCCTATCTCTCTTTCTCTCTTCTTGTTGTTCTTCAAAACCTAAGAACGTTACCGAACTCTCGGTATCTATTTCAAGTAACTCGTTGTTAAATTTACAGTTCTCAAAAACTACCCCATCCTTACCTAAACGTGACTTTGTAATTGCAATGGTTGCAAGGTTCATTTCTTTCTGTTGAAGTGTCTTAGCTACAGAGATGATTACGTGACCAACCTGAGCCTTTTTAATCGAACCACCCATTTGGTCGGTAGTCACAACTTCAGCTGAAATAGAAGACCTATTACCCTGTGTGGCGGTCCATCCAACTAAGTCTAGCTCGTGACACATCGCCTCGAATCCTCTCATTACAGAACCCTCAGCCTTCCACTCGTCTTTACTTGATGATTCAGGTAGAACACAGTCGATGTAATCCAACATAACCAAATCAATTTTGTTTCCATCAGCAATCATTTTCCTTACTTGATTTTTGATTTGATTCATAGTCATAGTATCAGAAGCTAACTTCTTAAGAACCAACTTGTTTTGCATGGTTTCTTGAATTTCGGTAACTTTTGACATTACCTCATCTTTGTTTTTCACTAAGTTATCAGGTTCAATACCTGTCCAAAGTGTGAAGTGTTTTCTTTGGATAATCTTTGGGTTATCCTCGAAAAATACTTGGAGAACATTGTACCCCAAGTTGAATGCTGTGTTCGCAATTTTGGTTAAGATAGTTGTCTTACCAACCCCTGTTGGAGCTAGGATAACACCAATCTCACCTTTGGCCAAACCACCCTTAAGTAGTCTATCAATTCCAGGGATTCCCATTGGAATTGGGTGACGATAATCCTCGTCTAATACGGTATCCAAATTAGCAAAGATGTCTGTCTGTCCTTTATCGATTTCACCGACTTGTAACGCGTTTCTCACCAATCCTTCAACCTTATCGTAAGACTCGAAATCACCTTCTGTAATGATTTTCTGAGCTTTGTCCATCGCCTTTTGAAGTTCTTGTTGTTTACAGAACTTTAAAGCTTTCTCCTGAACGAATACGGTACCTTCAAAGGGAGCGTCTTTTACCTGTTTTAAGGTATCCAAGACCACTTTTGCTACGATTTCTTGTGTAATTTCTGATTTAACAATTTGGTCAAGAGTTTCGAAATTAGGTGTTGATTCGTATTTTACATAGTATTCTTTTATCATCTGTAAGATGATTTTGAAGTACTTGTTGTCAAAGTACGACGACTCAATCACGTCCATAATAGACGATGAAAAGTCTTTGTCAACCACTATTTGATTTAGTAGTTGGAGTTGAAATGTGTTACCTAAATAATCGAAATTTTTGTTCATATATTAATTTAAAATTGTCCCTTGTATTATTAAATAGTTACTTACTTAGGTCGAATTCCAAATATTCGTAAGTTAATTTGTTATTTGAAAAAATGTCAGTTAACTCGCGAAGTACCTCTTTTAAAAATGGTCGTACGTCGACTGTATAACGAACTTTTGGCGGGAAAAATTTTCCATCAAAAACTCTATGACAAATTGTCGTGTCTCCAACTTTAACATAAATGTTAAAAACTTCAGGACCATCTGTATAAGATGTGTTCATAATTGATGGGTCATACGCAATCGCGTCTTTGTTGTCCATCATATAAATTACGGTCTTCATTTTCAACGCGTAAGTCAATTCATCTTTCAACCCTAAAATGAATTCATACAACTCCACAGAGTTTTTTGCCTTAGGGTTAAACCCTCTAACGTTAAAGAATCTTTGAACTACAATGTTGTCATTCAATGTCAAAAGGAATTCCATTTTTGTGCTGTCTTGCTCTCTCATATTTGTTTAATTTGTGTTTTGCTTAAAATTTATATAAATTATCTGTTTCTTTTATTCCCAATTCTTCATCTCTATAGAAGATAACTGAGTGGTTGTTTTTCACTTCTTCGTCAGTGAAGTAATAAAGTGCCAATGAATATCTTGACACGTCATCAGGTGTGTTT